GCAAAATATCCAAAACCTGCTCAAGTGCTTGCTTGCAGTCCACCATATTCTCACTGGCATACTGAAAAGCATTCACATCGCTGGCGGTAATATCTTTGAAAGCGTCGTAATCGCTCACAAATGTATTTAAATCGACTTTCAGCAGATCAATACCCTTTCGACTTGCATCGCTTGAGTAAGGGCTTACAGCGTCGCGCAAATAGTCTGAATTGGTGCCGTCAATTACCCAGTACTCTTTTAGCCCGAGGAAATCCAAACACCTGCGGAATAACTGCGAAATCTGTATTTTGCCATCTGTAAACCAATCGCTGCTCACTTTGTAACCGCTGAGCAACTCCAATCCATCCACGGCAGCCAAAGAAATCACTGGCTTGCTCTGAATAGACTCGCGTAAAAAAGTCATCTGATCAGCCAACACCCTGCCGACGTGCTGCAATACGTCATCCTGATAAATCAAAACTGCCCAATACTGTTCTGAGTTTGTTGCGATCTGTTTGAACTCGCCCAAAATTGTATCGAGCGGAATAACCCAGTAAGAAGTGGAGCGCGATGGCCTTATAGGGTTTTGATAAAAAGTATCTCCTTCGCCGTCTCTTTCGATTTGGTAGCCATCGGCCGCCAAAGTCAACTCAATAGATCCGTTGAGGCTTTGCAATTTCTCCAGCAAACACCCAGCGCCCTCTTGATATCCACCCGCAGCTTGCACCCGTGCAGCGTAGAGCCTTGCCTGTATTTCGGGAGTGGTTCCTGTTGGGCCGTCCCAAATCTCTACGCGGTTGAGTTTGCCAGTGATAGAATAAAAAGAGCCGTAGTATTTGCGTGCCATATTGCGAAATTAACCCCTTTTGCTGTCTTTATTATAACGCTCGAGCACAATAGCCAAATCTCTCCCTGTAATTGTTGTAGATGCCACAAAACCAGATTGAGATCCTGTGTTTAGCATTCCCTGCAATTTGTCAAGTGGTGCAATAACTTCAGGGTTACTGCGTGCGTTTGGATATTCACCCATAAGTCCCAGCGTCGGCCCTGAAACAATACCCCCCTCTGCGAATGCCGTAACCTCTGGGCCTTCCTTCAAACTATTTCGCACAATGGCAGCACCTGCAACCAATGCAACACCCGCAGCAGCTGCCGCGATTGGGTTGGTTAAAATTAATTTTTGGAAAGCCTCGGAAGCGACTGCCGTAGCAATCAAAGCCTTACCCAAAGAGTCCATAAATGAGGCAATAGCGCCCAGCATATTTTTACCGAAGTTTTTGCCCGCGTCTTGCTCTCCAGATACCAAATCCCCAATAAACTGCCCGAAACTTACAGCGGCTTCGCTTTGCAAGGTAGCAAAAGCAGCGTTTACTTTTTCAAGCGCTTGCAGTTGTTTCTGCGCCCACTCTTCTGCTTTGATTGCTGAGGCTCTTTGCTCTGCTTGGTGCATTCTGAAGGCTTCGCTGGATCTGTTGGCCATCTCTTCATAGGCGGGCGGAATTTTGCCTATCTCTGTAGTGATTACCTGCACATCCTGCGCAACCTCATCTGCGCCGAAAATATCCTCAGAAGTTAGCGGGCCTTTCTTTTTGAATTTCTCCTGCGATTTCGTAATGTCATCGAGGATTCGCTCCTGCTCTGTTTTGGCTTCCTCCATCGGATCCAGAGGAATGAATTGCCCGCCAGAGGTTTGAGGCTTGGCAAGTTTCTGGAATCCGTCCTCTAATTTTTTAAGCTCTTTCTCTAAAGATGCCGCATCTTTGGCGCCTTGTTTGATTCCTTTGTTGTAGTTTGTCTGCGCATTGTTTGCGGCCTCTACATTTGGAGTCAATTCTGCAACCTGTATCGATGCGTTTTTAATTGCGTCAGTATAGAGTTGAGTTGCTGCGGCAGCGTTTTGGTTAATGTAAACCTCTGTACTGGCTGCGGCTGCGCTTGCAATCCGTTCCCCCAGCAAGGATTTCATTAAGCCGTTTTGCGACTTTTGCGCCTCATTAATATCCTCGATTCGTTTTAACTCAATTTCGGCAATCTTTGAGGCTGCTTTGTCAACAATAGCCTTTTGAATTGATAGGTTAATTGAATCCTGTACTCTGGCATTTAATTTTCTATAACCTTCAGCCGTTTTTAAATTGAGGTCATCAACTGCAATGCCTGCCTCTTTCAATGCAAGCAGTGCGCCCTTTCTTTGCTTTTCGCTTTTGGTGGTATCGTTAACAATATCCAGATAAGCGTTTAAACTTACAGCGTTCGCCTTTGCTGAACCGGTGGCGTCGGCAAGTTCTTTGTTAACCTCCGCCTGAATCCTTGCAAATTTCTCAGCCTCAGTTTCTGCCGTTGCAATTGCCACGCCTATGGCAGTAATGGCAGCAGCAGCAACAAGATAGGGGTTTGCTTTTATCCAGTTGCCTACATCCTTAGCCGCATTTCCCAAGCCTCCAAACTCTTTGCTCAAATCTCGCACCTGCATAGCAGCGGCAGAGAAATTCAGCGCGGCGTTGGTAGCCATCAAAGCGTTTCGCAGCTCTTTGTTATCGTCAGCAACTATCGCCATTATTGACGATACGGAACTGAACGAAGTGGCCAAACCGTTCAAACTTGCACGGGTGGCGCCGTTTACTGTCTTTTGCTCTCTGCTTGCTTTGTTTGCCTCAGTTGTAGCCTTGGCCAGTTGTTTCTCCTGATCAATCTCTTTCTGAAGTTCTGCCTCCAGTACTTTCTTTTCCTGTATAAGATCAGCAATCCCTAACTTTTGGCCAGCAATCGCAGCCTTAACAGCCTCAATTTCTTTTCTCAGCGCTCTCTGCCCTTTGATATCTGCGGCGCTCATTGCGGCGCTTTTATCTCTGAGGCTTTGGAGTTGCTTTTGATATTCTAAGGTAATCGCCTTTTGATCGTTAATTGCTTGGCTTACCTCCTTAATAGCATCGCGCACGCTCATATTTCCCAAAGCGTTTGCAATAGCTTCACCCGCCTTTTGGCTGGTTTCCGCCATTCTCTTCGCACCCTGCTCAACTGTCTGAGCGGCTTGGGCCATATTCTTATTGAGTCCCGAGGTATCGGCGCTCAGTGCTATGTTTATACTGCTTTGCGTTGCCATTATCTTGTGTAATTAATTATAAAGTCCATCCCAATCGTAGAAAGCCCTGCAAATCCTGCATTATCTTCAGCCAAATGCACCTCGCCATCATATTCGATGACCTGCACCTTAACCCCGTTGAAAGTGTTGGGGGTTGCAACCTCCATCGCATTGCGCACCAAGTTGCCCACCTCGATCGCTGAGGCGTAAGTCTTTGCCACAATCATAACCTGCACCCGAGTAAAGTCAGACTTTGAAGCGCTGCTTTTGCTCATATTACCGCGGTTACTAACAACTTGATAAGCCAGAGCAGGCAATGCGCTTTTCTCTGGGATTCTCAACGGGTTTATTCTGGTGCTCACAACGGCAGTAAGTGCGCTGTTGTTACTTAGTATATTGTAGAGGGCGGTTACAGCTTTCACGCTTGAGGGGGTGGGGTTAATTTGTTAAATATGTGTCTGTACTTTTCAATTACCTCCTGCACATTTTCGGCTTGGTCAGTTTCCCAAGGGAATCTCATAAGCTTTTGCGGTGCTATCGGTTTTTTCAAATGTGGTGCTATCATTGTGGCGGCCATCCATCTGCTTAGTTCCCATTGGTTTCTGTACTGGTGAGTTTGGGCTTTTCTCATTCCGTGCAATCGCAGCCTAAAATAATAGGGCGAGCAGTTAGCGAAATCTTCCTCACTCATTAGCATCTCGCCGAAGCCTATTTGCTTGAGGCGGTCAAAGGTCAAGGGCTCAGCCTTGCCGCCTGTTACTTTCCCTCAACTGGGGCCACATCGTCAGCAGGTTTAAAAAATTCTTCAACTGCTTTCGTAAATCCAATAATCGCGGGCTCAAGTTCAGCAAATGAGCTAACCTCATCGCCCAAAGCATCGGCAGAAACAAAGGGGCACTTTTCGCCCTGTTTTCTGTAGCCTCCAGCAATCCCTGCGAAGGCGCACGCTCTACCAAATTTCAAAGAGTTGCCTGCAGTTTTGGTGCTCATTACAGCGCCCAACTTGGCAAAATCTTCAACTTGCAGATCTGAAAAAACCTGCTCAATTGATAGCATAGAGAAATAAAGGGGGTGAGTTACACCCCCGATTTTTATTTGCTGCATATTATTAAACAGTGCCAACAGTCAAAGCGCCAGTACCTTGGATAGAGGCGGTAAAGGTTGTAACATCGTTATTTGGTGCGCTCAAAGTCAAGTTTGAAAAGAAAGCAGATCCGCTCAACTTGATATCGCCTGAAACATTTGTAGTCATTACAATAGTTACAGAAGTTCCAGCCAAAAGGTCGGTAAGCAAATCTTTCCAAGAAAGGCCGCCAGAACCTACAGAGCCATCCTCTTCAAACATCCCATCGACGTTCATAGTAAATCCACCTTCGCCCACAATAAACTCCTTCCAGCCTGCGCTGTCTTTGTTTGTGGTTTCGATCATATCTTTTGTAATGTCGAAATCATTAGATGTCGCGTTTGCGATTTTAACTGGGCTGCCTGAAACCTCTTTATAGATTGCAATCAGCGTGCCGTTGGTAATTCCTGTAGTTGCCATTTGTATATTTTTATTTTTTTATTTCACATCAAAACCAGCCTTTCGAGCATTCTCTGAAATTATTTTTACAATCTCGCGCTCTGTGTTGCTGGTAAAAGTATCTTTATAAGTATTAAATGCTCTGCTCATTTGGTTATTGGCAGGCATTTTGCCACGATTTGCGCCGTTGTAAGTACGCTGTTGAGTTCCGTGCTCATAAATATAAGCGTGATAGCCCTTGTAGCCTCCGTAAACCCTTGCACCTATCAATCTAACTGCTGCAAATCTGTAGCGGGTATTCTTTTCAATAAAGCCAATTGATCGGCTTAAATTTCCCGTATCGTCTTGCACATTATTTTGCGCTATATTGATAAATTCCTTTGCATTGCGTTCAATCACTC